ACATGCTGCGTGGCATTAAAGAGAGCCGGATCGTTCGTTCTGGCCGCGTGCTCGAAGAGTTCCCCGACAAGATCCTTGGCTGCAGAAAATCGGAGGTTCGCGTCACCGTCGGGAGATTTGTCACGAAGGGTCTGGTAGAACGCTTGCGCGATCGGAACGGTAGGATCAGTACCGACTTCTCCGTTTTGATGCGCTGCAATGCCGTGATCGAGCATCCAACCGACGACGTTAGCCGCTTCCGCTTGATCACCGCTCTTGATGGCCGTGATGAGGCGCTCTTGCCCAAGGAAGGCTTCGTTGCGAAGCTGGATGGCTTCCAACGTCAAGGGTTCCCCAATAGCCTCGGCGACCTGTTGGGCGGTCTTGTAGGAAGCGTAGATGGTGTTGTCCCAACGATCCTTGGTGACGAAGACGCCTTCTTTTCCTTGGCGATCTTTTCCGGCCCTGGCACCTTCAGGAAGTTCCTCTTCAGTGACCGCGGGAGTTTCCGGCGTCGGGGGCTCGGGTTGCGGTTTCGGTTCCTCTTCGGTGGGCTCAACTACTGGCCCAATCGGCTCCGGCTCTTCAATAGCGGGTGGCTCATCGAGCGTGTCAATCGTGGTGTCAGGTTCTGGCGTCTCGTCTGCATCTCCGGTATCGATATCGGTTGAGGTGTCGGCAGACGAAGTCGCACCCTCCGAATAGTCGGCGGGCAACATCGACATCATCTGGTCAACGGATTCGATAGGGAGAGAAGCGGTCGCCATATACTACTGATGTTATAGCACTTCTGTCACTGGACCGGAACCGGCGCAGGTCCACCCGGACCTGTCGGCAACGGAGGAAGTGGATTGACTTGCGCGGGCGCTGGCACCGGCGGCTGTCCGGAGATCGGCGGAGGAGCACCTATTGGGCCTGGTGCAGGTGGTCCTGGAGAAGGTGGAGCAGCGTTCGGCGGAGCAACTCCGGCTGCCCCAAGTACCTCTGACATCAAACTTGGATAGTCTTCCATTTTTGCGCTGAGTGACAGGCTACCCTTCAGTGGCGGCGGGGGCGGAGGCGGAGGCGGCGGTGCAGCCGCTGCCAACTGCGACTGGAATGCGGTAATGACGCGCTCAAATCCAGCCGGATTCTCTTGACGAATCTTTTGGTTCGCAATGAGCCATTTGCCCATGAGGTTGGCCGCAACGAGGTGGTTATCGTAAACATCGATTGGGCCAAGAGGAGGCGCGGCCAAAAGCTGTTCGATATCCGCAAGGGTCTTTTCCTTCTGATCTTTGATCGTGCTTTCAAATCCCGGTATCTGAAGTAGTTCGCAGACTTCCTCTATGTTGATCGGGTCTAGAAGCGTCAGAGCCTGTTGAACCTCTGGAGGAAACTCCTTTAAGACCGAGAACAGCGTGTCGCGCCGGTCGGCGAGCGTTAGCGGGAACTGATCATCAGCTTCCGCGTGCCATCCCGAAGTCTTAAGACTGGAGATATCGACTACATCCGTCTTCGAGCCATAAGCCGTCTTGTTGGTGGCCTTTACCGTTCCGGCGCCGTACTTCGCCCGCAACTTTACCAGAATAACGGCAAGGTCCTCGGCGGCTTCCGTCATGGCATCGGCCTGGGGAGCGAGTTGCGCAAGCGCTTGGTCTTTACGTTGTTTGGCTTCGCGGAAAGTTTGAGTGGGTGCGCCACCTCCAGAGAGTTCAGGGCGAACGCCTGTGATGTCTTGCATCATGGCGCGTAGATCCTGAATGAAGGGCCTCAGTTGGTCGCTGGCATGAGTCGGAGGGATCTGAAAGACGTGTTTGTCGAGCGCACCATCTCCGGGCATTTGCACGGCAATCATCTCCGCCGGCACAGCTTCGCGGGTATTAATGGCTTCTCGGTCTAAAAGTTGGGAGTCGAAAAGCGTCTGCGTGATAGCGCGCAGTACGGTTTCCTGGAACATGCCCACGAGATCATCGATCGCCCGCATGATCGGCATAACGTCCGAAACCACCGGACGCTCCATAATGCGCTCGCCGCGGCCCACGCGTGCCACCGTCCATTCGTCGGTAAGTTTGCGATTGTCGATTTCGACGGTAATTGAGCCAACGCGAGCACAGTAGAAACCATCCTTGAACTGCGTCTGAAGAACCTCACGTGCCTCTTTGTTTGAGATCGACTCGTACAGATGCGGCTGCATCCAGAACTCAGAGAAACGCCAGAAGTTCGGATGTTTTGATCGGCCTGTTCCGCTGGGAGTCTCGGTGGATTCGACGGCTTCGGCCGCAATCGTGCTTGATGCGCTGGTATCGTCGTCGGGGAGGTCACCTTCACGGTATTTGTCGAGCGGCCCAGGTTCATCGCCTTCGCCTTTATAGCGCGCGATCAGTTCCCACTTGGACCGCATGACTTCGGTTTTAAACCATCCGCAGTGAGAGAGTTCTTTCGCCTGGTAGGGGTGACTGACTTCAAGAACCGAATGAACCTCAACCTCTGCATCGCCATTCGCGTAACTCCGCTGCCCAACAACTTGCGGCATGGTCGAACCATCTGGCGCCGAAACGACATCGATCTCGGGCTCCGTGCTTTCGCCGTACTTCGTGGCATCCGTGTTCCAAACGCCGCGGAGGTAGGCCGGCCCGGTGGCGAACTGATGGAAGGCGACCATACGCCAACGCCGGTCGATCTTATTTTTCAGCCACAGGTCCCGGATATTTGGATCAGCAACGCTCGCTGCATGAACGTCGTCGGAGTCGTGGATATCATCGGGTACAGCTTTGACCCGTGGTGAGTTGGCACCCAGGACGGCGCAGAACTTCCAGCAGTCGCCCGCGATCAGGGCAACCGGAAAGGCGAGGCGAACATCAGGACCATTGATCTGGCCTTCTCCATTATTTAGGTTATCGAACGGCACCCAATCAACCATCGATCCACCCGCCATCGAAGTGATGCCGGGAATCCCAAAGTGCATGTTCTTGTTGATAGCGTTTGCGGAAAAGCGGGCTTCGTTTAAAAGCAGTATCCTCTCCGACTGGAAAAACGGATCTTCTGCCTGCTTCAACAGCTTATCTATCTCAGGACCGTATTCCTGGATAATTTCTTGGTTTGTTAGAGCAGTCGGAGCCGGTCCCAAGATGTCCATCGATTATCAGCGTATCACGTACGCTTATTCTGGCAGGTTATTTGCAATCACTTCAAGTACTTCCCGTTGTGCTTGCGCCGCGCGTTGCGATGGTAGGATGCGTCCGGATCTTCCCATTGGTCCGGTGGGTCGGGGCTTGGGGACCGATTCGTCTGGCAATGAGTAAGCCTCTGGGAACGGCAACCCTTCGCCGGCCTTTTGCGCTCGAATGTTGATCTGCATCTGGTAGGCTGCGCGTTCTCCATTCAACGCGCGCTCCATCTGTTCCCAGAGCTTTTGGCGGTCGAGCAGCGCGGCGTCGAGCCGGTCGCAGGTGCGGATGTGCTCCTGGACCTCGGCATTGTAGGCTTCTCGTACTTCAGAAATTCCACGCTCGTTTTTTTCGATAATCTCGTCCAACGTCTTGACGGTCGATTCTTTCCATTTCTGCCACGCCAACAGTTTTGCTTGCAGGTCGCGGAACTGAGAGAACAGCCGTAGGAACCAGATGACCATGGCTAACTCGGGTACGGCTGGACATCCGGAGACATGTCGGGCGAGTTTCCGGGTCCGCCGGGACCGCCCTGGTCCTTGGGACTCCACGCAACACATCCGTCATCTGGAGCCACTTCAATCTTAAGTACGGCGCACTGTTGACCGTTCATATACTCGCATTCGGAGCATGGTTGCGGGCCGCTGTGGTAGTGCAGTGCTTCTGGCGACGGTGCTACTCCTTGGTCGTCCGCATCGTTATCGGGAGGCCCCCCCATGTCGTCGGCATCGGGTTCCGGCGCAGGGCCTCCTATTGGTGGCGGGCTACCGAGTCCTGGCGCAGATTTCTTGGGAGGGAATGGCTTAGCAGATTTCTTGGGAGGGAACATTAAGGCTCCTGAGAACAGTGTACGTCAACGATGCCGACTGCTACATGCCCTGGTGAACGTGAAACGTTCGCCAGCGCCTTTGTTCTGCTTATCAAACCGCGCCGACTGGGTGGCGTGAACCAGTGCCAACCGGGAAAGATCAGTCAACTCCTCGCCGTAGTTCTCACGGTATTCCTTCTGGAACTCATCGATCCGCTCAGTAAGCCAGTACGACTTAGGCATAGCTGCCTCTACATCCTTGAAAGAAAAGAGACAATAACGTAGGGCATCACCGAAATCGTCATAGTTTTTGGCAACCTTACGCACATCCTCAGCACGCGGCCCGTCGTCATGCTGCGCTTCCATTAAGAACTGGATTGCGCCTTTACATCGCTTCCAGATAACGAGTTTCGGGAGAACTTCAGAACCTTGATTGAATTTTACGCGAGCCCTCTCCCGTTCGTAAGCTTCAACGCCAGATTTACTGAAAGTTTCTTTGAGTCGAGCCATAATCTCGGCTTCAGTTTCCTGAAGAGTAGGCCTAAAGCGAAGAAGATCAACGATGTACGCCCAGCCGTCAATACGGTCGCGAGATGCCATCTTGACGGCAATCGTCATCTGGCCCTTAGGCTGGGTTCCAATGCGTTTATCGAACATCGTCTTCGCATACTGCGGATTCTTCTTCATGGCCGCCAGTTCGTCATCGGTGTAGTGCATTAGCATTGCACCGTAAGGTCCCAGTACTTGCTTAATGCCCTCCGAAAACTGTTCCGCCCGGCTTTTCGTGGCATCGTCTTTCCTGAAGGCATCGTGTGACAGCGCAATTGTAATTTTCTTATCGGACAGTCCTTCGAGGTCTGGCAGCCACCAATTCGCCACGAGGATACCAAGTTCGTAACTTCCTACCTGGCTAACAGAAAACTCGTCGTAGATGTGAATCCTTCCGTCCTGCTGGTTTTTACACGCCTTATAGAAGGCGGAGATATGCTGAAAGCCCCAGTCTCCGCCGCCCCATCGATACCAATAAGGCCGCAGTTCGACCGGGTTCAGATAACGTGGCAGGCCCATGGCGTCTCGATTGCCTCCTTCTCTCCTATTGGGCCATCAGGGCGAAAGTCAACAAAAAATCGGCCCGCGGCGGCATCCCAATCGCCCTCGATCCACTGCTTCTGCAGCAAAGGACTCTGTTCGAGCAGCATCCCCATGTATTGTTTGTTGTCGCGGTAATAGGGGTTATCGTCCAACTTCATCGGAATGAAAATGCGAGACAAGCCCGAGATTGGGTTACGCACAGGCGTATTCGGAGGAATCAAATTACCGGCTCGGTCCATCATCTTGATAAAGCGCGATTTCACCCAACCTCCACCTGGCCCATCAGGATTTGTGGTTGCCATAATCTGACAATGGAGCAACTCTCGCTGGCGCCCGTTGATGATTCGCACCTGTTTCTTGCCGCGCAGTGAGCCGAACAATTTCACATATGAATCCTCTTCCTCTATCTGGACAAGTTCCTCGATGCCAATCTTTGTCATGCCGGAGCCACGGTACTTCTCGTAGGCTTCGCTGTTGTTTAGGTGATCGGTGTAGATGATGGCTCCGGACTGCCCGTTCTTCTGGACGTTGAAGTGAAACTCTGCCGGATCGTCTTTCTTCACTACATTGAAGGGTCGGAAGAAGTCCATGCACTCGTCTACAAACTCGCTC